CTGCCGTTATAGGTGATGGTGGTGTATATGTTGGGGTAGCAGTGTTGGGTACATCGTTGTCTAATGGACACAAGGAGTACTTATCGCAGTTTTCAACGGCAATAATTGCACTAGACCCTGACGCACTACCCAAGACACTGCAATTTGCCAAGGAATTACGTGGCTATGTTGATACCGTAAAGGTGCTACGGCTACAAGACGATATAAAATACCGAATGCCAACCGACATGGCAAACCTTTCAGCACTAGGAGACTGACCCAATGGAACTATCCCTTATCCGAAGCTTGATGGACAAGACTTTCTATGACGATCATCGTGGCGCACGTTGCCCCGACCGATTGTTCAGCAAGGATGTCCGTAAGATCAAACAAGCAATCGACACAGCAATGGATCGCTATGAGCGTACCGTTACACCAGCAGAGATTGAGGCTCTGTTCATGGCTAACAACCCTACCCTAACAACGGCACAGAGACAGGCATACAGCCACCTGTTCGTACAGGTGAGTAAGGAGCAGCCAATGGGCAGTGACGTAGCACAGGAGGTGCTCTCCAAGCTGTTCCAACAGGTAGTAGGCGAAGACATTGCCAACCTTGGCTTTGACTACGTGAATGGAAGCAAGTCCAGCCTTGATCCACTACGTCAAATGCTTGAGCAATACGGAGATGACTTCACCCCCAACCTCAAGGTTGAGTGGGAGGACATTGACCTAGACACAATCATTGCCATGACTGACCTTGAGTCACAGTGGACGTTCAACATCCCTACGTTGACACGTAAGGTTGAGGGTATCAATGCTGGTCACCTAATTGAGGTAGGTGCTAGACCTAATACAGGTAAGACATCCTTCCATGCCTCACTTGTCGCTGGGCCTAACGGCTTTGCTTGGCAGGGTGCTAAGGTAGTTGTACTGTGTAACGAGGAGGGCTACCACCGTGTAGCTCACCGCTACATTACCGCCGCAACTGGTATGGACAAGCACGAGATCGTGACAAACAAAGCACAGGCTATGTCTATCTTTGGCAAGATACGTGACAAGATCATGTTCAAGGATGCAACAGGCCGTGACATGAATTGGGTTGAGTCAGTGTGCAAGTCATACAAACCTGACGTAGTTATACTGGACATGGGTGATAAGTTTGCCCGTACCGCTGGCTTCTCACGTCCTGATGAAGCACTCAAGGCTAACGCCATTCATGCCCGTCAGATTGCGAAGCAACAGGACTGTGCAGTATTCTACATGTCTCAGCTATCGGCAGAGGCAGAGGGCAAGGTTGTACTCAACCAAGCCATGATGGAGGGGTCACGTACAGGTAAGGCGGCAGAGGCAGACCTAATGATCATGATCTCCAAGAACCCTACAGTTGAGGGACAAGAAGAAGAAGACAACCAACGTCACATCAATGTGGTGAAGAACAAGTTGTCAGGGTGGCATGGTATTGTACACACCGATCTGGAGTACAAGATTGCACGGTACGTATCATGATTGATATATCCGTACTGATAGAGATTGGTTTCAGTTTATGTATTGGCCTTGTATTATGGGAACAACACAAGCAACGAGAGAATTTGATGGTGTTCCAAAAAGCGTTGCTTGATATGATGGACAAACACAATCAACTTGCAGATGTAGTAGTTGAGATTGATGAAGCACTTGAGGAAGTAGAGGAGGCCATACAGTGATTACACAGGAAGACATAGATGCATTCGCAGATGAACAAGTACAAGCCGGGTATGTGTACGCACTATCCAATGCTGCTTGGCCCGGATGGATCAAGATAGGTAAGTCTCGTGACGCAGAAGTTAGGTTGAACAACTACCAAACAGGCTCACCCAAGCGGGACTACAAGCTAGTACACTGTGTGCAGTGCTCCGACTACAACGAGTCAGAACGTAAGGCACACTTACTTGGCGCAGCCAAGACAAAGCAACCTTGGAACAAACCGGACAACGGTGAGTGGTTCAGCCTATCTGAAGACGAAGCAAAAGATATACTGTGGGAGTCCATTACATGATTAAAGTAACATACATTGACCACATGGGTAGTGACTTAACAGTAGCTAACGCTGCTCGTGTGTCATTCGGCAAGACAAGTGAGATGGAAGACGATCCTTGGGGGCCACCTCGACTAAAGAAGAAAGACGATAAGCTGATCCGTTACCTTGCCAAGCACAAGCACATCAGTCCATTCGGTCATTGCTTCGCCAGCTTCCACATCAAGGCTCCGATCTTTGTAGCACGACAGCTAGTCAAGCATAAGTTCCTACGTTGGAATGAGATCAGTCGTAGGTATGTTGATGATGGGCCTGAGTGCTATGTACCTGATGTGTGGCGTGGACGTAGTGCTGATAAGAAGCAGGGGTCTGATGGTGAAGTAACTGTACCTGTCGTAGCCCGAACACTATACGGTTCCCAAGTAGAGGTTTATCAAAGCCTATTGCAGTGTGGTGTAGCACCTGAGCAAGCACGTATGGTACTACCACAGTCTACTATGACAGAGTGGTACTGGTCAGGTAGCCTAGATGCATTTGCTGATATGTGTAGGCTAAGGATTACACCGGATACCCAATACGAGAGTAGACAGGTAGCCCTTGGTGTAGATAAAATAATGTTAAGAATATTCCCTGTATCATGGGAAGCACTTGAAGGGTACGGTAATGACTAAGTATGTAAGTGAACCCGTCAAGATAACTGACATAACAGAGCATGAGGATGGCAGTGCCACGTTGCAGGTAGAGTGTGACCCTGAGACCTTTGCTGCTATCTTTAACGTAGGCTTTGTGTCACTGGTTAAGACAGGCTTATACTGGGAGACAGACAATGACAGACAATGAGTGGCCCTTAGAGGCAGACTTTACAGATGTCAGACCCATGACACCAGAGGAACGCAAGGCATCCTTGGAGCGTGATGAAAAGAACAAGTGGCGCAAGTGTGTCAGTTGTGGCAATGCAAGTAGAGGCACATGGTGTGGCTTCTGTCTGGAGGAATAATGATTAGTAGTGAATGGAAACGCTTGGTAAAAGAGCACGAAGATTTTAAGGAGAAAGTATTGTCGGAACATACACCAGATAACGTAAACAACCCGCCACACTACGGCAAGGGTAAGATAGAATGTATTGATTACATTGAAGACTTCTTAACCACAGAGGAATACATAGGATACTTACGTGGAAACATAGCTAAGTACTTGCACCGCTGGCGTTACAAGAACAAACAAGAAGACTTGTTGAAATCGCAATGGTATCTGGAACGATTGATACATCTACAGGTAAAGGAGTAACCATATAATGAGTACAGCGACACAGGCAACAGAAATTAAATTGTACAACGCAATGATTGAGAGCAACCTTAGTGTAACTGAGGCAGTTGAAGCCATGAAAAGATACGCAAACGATAAAGAGTTTGAAGATGCACTTGACAGGGTGTACAAAAATGATACATTACTAACGGATGAATGGGACGTTTGGTCCTAACAGCAGGAGAATATATGAGACACCTAACACTTGACGTAGAAAACACAACGGTCAAACGCAATGGCAAGTTACACCTTGATCCGTTTGAGCCAGAGAATACGTTGGTGATGGTAGGTATGTTAGAGGACAACGGTGTAGAAACCATTGTCACATTTGATCATGCAGACCATGCACCTACCCCCAATGGTCACCGCATTGTACAAGACGCACTAGACAATACGTCTTTGCTCATAGCACACAACGCACCACACGATCTGTTGTGGTTGTGGGAGTCAGGCTTTACCTATGATGGTAACGTATACGACACCATGCTTGGCGAGTACGTACTACAACGTGGACAGAAACAACCCCTGTCTCTTGAGGCTTGTGCAGAACGCTATGCTCTGGACACACAGAAGCAAGACACATTGAAGGAGTACTTTAAGAATGGATATTCCACACGTGATATTCCTCATGATGAACTATCGGAATATTTATCACACGATCTACATGCAACTCAACAGTTGTACATTACTTTGCAGACCAAGTACGAGGGATGCATCTCCTTAGTGCCAACCCTAGAGTTGACCAACCAACTTGCCATACATCTTGCACGTATCTATCAACGTGGCTTCAAGGTTGACCTAGCTGCACTAGACGAAGTGCGTCAGGAGTTCGAGAGTGAACGCAACCTACTCAAGATCGCACTAGAGGAACAGGCCGCTGACTTGATGGGTGACAGACCTATCAACCTCAACAGCCCCGAGCAATTGTCTTGGGTTATCTACAGCCGCAAGCCACACGACAAGAAAGTATGGGCTGACTTGTTCGATGAACGTATGCCTGATGCAGAATACAAACGCACAGTCAACAGACACAGTGACAAGTTGTACAAGCAGAAAGCACACCAGTGCAGTACATGTAATGGCAGTGGACAAATACGTAAACAAAAGAAGGATGGGACATTATATGCTCGAACAAATAGATGCAGCAATTGCAACGCTACTGGATATATCTTTAGTGATATGGGTAATAACATTGCTGGCCTAAAGTTCACACCCCCTAACTCCAAGTGGGTTAGTGCTAACGGATTCGGTACAGGAAAGGACA